CAACGGAGCAACCATCTACGTCCGTGGAGCAGACAGACCAGACACGCTACGTGGAGTTTCACTCACCTATGCAGTCCTCGATGAAGTCGCAGACATCAAGCCCGAAGCGTGGGAACAAGTTATTCGAGCCTCCCTCTCCGATAAAAAAGGAAGAGCCATGTTCATCGGAACTCCCAAAGGAAGAAACTGGTTTTACGATCTGTTTAGATTGGGCGAGAGCGCAGAGGACACCGACTGGAAGTCTTGGCACTTCACCACAAAAGACAACCCCATGATTGACCCAACTGAGATTGAATCTGCTAAGAAAACCCTGTCTACCTTTGCTTTCAAGCAAGAGTACATGGCAAGTTTCACCAATGCTGGTAGCGACATCTTCAAGGAAGAATGGATCAAATATGGGGAAGAACCCCAAGTTGGCAGTTACTACATAGCCATTGACTTAGCAGGATTTGAGGAAGTTGCCAAACAAGCGGCTAACTCCAAGAAGCGACTAGACGAGTCGGCTATCTCTGTGGTTAAGGTGACTGAGGATGGTAAATGGTGGGTAAAAGAGATTATTCATGGGCGTTGGGACATACGTGAGACTGCGGCAAAGATACTGATGGCGATGCGAGACTATCGTCCTTTGGCTGTTGGAATTGAGCGAGGCGCACTAAAAAACGCAGTTTTGCCATATTTAAGTGACTTAATGCGTAAAAATAATGTATATTCGCATATAGTTGACTTGACACATGGCAACAGGAAAAAGGCTGACCGAATTATTTGGAGTCTCCAAGGGCGTTTTGAGCATGGGCGCATCATCTTGAATCAAGACGAAGATTGGGATATTTTCCTTGACCAACTATTGATGTTCCCTGCACAAGGAGTCCACGATGACTTGCCAGACTCACTCAGTTATCTTGACCAGTTAGCGGTCACTTCCTACTTTGAGGGAGATGAAGATGAAGACTGGCAACCAATGGATGTTATAGCGGGGTTTTAAATGGCAGACGAACTAAAGCAAAACGAATTTGTAGAACCAACAGAGGGCGACAAAGACTTAGTTGCTTTTGTTGTTGACCATTGCGATAGATGGCGTGACTATCGGGACTCTAACTATCTCCAAAACTGGCAAGAATATGAGCGCATCTTCCGTGGCGAGTGGGCTTTAGAAGACTCTACCCGTGAATCTGAGCGTAGCAGACTGATAACCCCTGGCTCACAACAAGCCGTAGAAACCCGTCACGCTGAGATTATTGAAGCAATCTTTGGTCAAGGCGAATACTTTGACATCAAAGACGACATCCAAGACATTGATGGAAATCCTATGGATGTGGGCAAACTCCGTGAGCAACTCATGGAAGATTTTGCTAAAGACAAAGTAAGAAAATCTATCGATCAGATCGTTTTGATGGGAGAAATCTATGGCTCTGGCATAGGCGAGATCATCGTCAAGACAGAGAAAGAATACTATCCATCGACTCAGCCAATCCCAGGCGAGGTTACACAAGCCGCCATTGGCGTAATGGAAAAAGATCGCATCTCTGTGCGAATCAATCCTGTTAACCCTAAGAACTTCATCTTTGATCCTAATGGAACAAGCGTAGAAGACTGTCTAGGCGTTGCTGTGGAAAAGTTTGTCTCCATGCACAAGATTGTTCAAGGCATTGAGGCAGGGGTTTATCGTAAAGTTGACATCGGTGAAGATGGCGATGACGAAGACCTTGAGCCTACCCAAGAGAATATGCAGTTTAAAGACAACAAGGTTCGCTTGTTGACTTACTACGGCTTAGTCCCAAGAGAGCATCTTGAGAATCTTGAAGAGCAAAAAGACATAGTTGAACTATTTCCTGAGAGTTCAGCCGCAGACGAGTACACAGACTTAGTTGAAGCCATCATTGTGATTGCCAACGATAACTTGTTACTCAAGGCAGAACCGAATCCTTACATGATGAAGGATCGTCCAATCATTACCTATCAAGCCGATACTGTGCCTAACCGCATTATGGGCAGAGGAACGATTGAGAAAGCCTACAATATGCAAAAGGCGATGGATGCACAAATCCGTAGCCATTTAGACTCTCTCGCCCTGACGACTAGCCCCATGATTGCGATGGATGCTACCCGTCTACCAAGGGGTGCTAAGTTTGAAGTCAAGCCAGGCAAAGCAATCCTTACCAATGGCGCACCTTCTGAGATTTTGATGCCATTTAAGTTTGGCACAACCGACCAAGGCAACATCCAAACCGCTACTGCTTTCCAAACGATGCTGTTACAGGCTACTGGTACGCTAGACTCACAAGGTTTAGTCTCTGCCGTAGCCCGTGATGGTGGTCAAGGTGGTATGTCAATGGCAATTGCTTCTATTATTAAGAAGTACAAGCGTACTTTGGTGAATTTCCAAGAAGATTTCTTGATGCCGTTCATCAAAAAAGCGGCTTTTCGCTATATGCAATTTGACCCAGAGCGTTATCCTTCTGTGGATATGAACTTCATTCCTACGGCTACGCTTGGCATTATTGCCCGTGAGTACGAACAACAGCAATTCATTGGTCTATTGCAGACGTTAGGGCCAAATACCCCTGTCATGCCGTTGATTCTGAAGGGAATTGTGGGCAACAGTTCGTTTACCAACCGCTATGAATTGATGGAAGCATTGGCTCAGATGAGTCAACCTGATCCACAAGCGCAACAAATGCAACAAGCACAGCAACAATTGGCATTGCAATCGGCTCAAGCACAGATTGCAGTCAATACGACTCAGGCTGAACAAAATCGTGCTGAAGCGACTAAGATAATGATGGAAGCGCAACTAATGCCTGAAGAAATCAAGGCTAAAGTGATTGCGTCTACCACTAATAATCTGCCAAACCAAGATGAAGCGGCAAGTCGTGAGTTTGATAAACGAGTTAAGATTGCAGAATTGATGTTGAAAGAGAAAGACATCTCTAATAAAGGCAAGATTGTTGAGTTGCAGATGGCTGATAAGGTCAATGCACAATCAAAAGTTAAGCAAGATTTCCTTACCAAACTCACGGATGGTCTAAAGCAAAATGGCTAACATCAAGGAACTGATCCAAAGCATTGAGGCGGCAGATTCCTCATTTGACGAGAAGTTAGCCGCCATCAATCAGATGGAAGAAACTCTTGTGGCTATGCGCCAGCAAGAAGAAACTGCCGTTCAAGAAAATGTTGACTTAATCGTTGAAGCCATCAAAGTGATGGAAGATAAAGTCAATGCCCAACTAGAGATTGCCAAATCCATTGTTCCTGAAAAGGGTGAAAAAGGTGATAAAGGCTTAGATGGTAAGCAAGGTAAAGATGGGCGTGATGGCAAAGATGGTAAAGACGGGATAAATGGTAAAGACGGAGCAGATGGTAAAGATGGCGTTTCTGTAACGGATGCCAAGATTGACTTTGATGGTTCGTTGATTATCAGTTTGTCCACAGGACAAGAGATCAATGTTGGTGAAGTCGTTGCTCCTGAGTTGCAAGAGAAGATTAAGTTAGTTACTTCTGGTGGTGCAGGTACTGTTTTGCCAAGTCAAACAGGAAATGCCAATAAATACTTAAAGACTGATGGAACTGCCTTATCTTGGGCAACAGTATCTAGTAGTAGTGGAACTGTTACTTCCGTAGGAACATCTGGATCAGTAAACGGAATTACGCTGACTGGTGGGCCAATCACCTCTAGTGGAACTGTAACCCTTGGTGGAACATTAGACTTATCTAGTCCACCTGCTATTGGTGGTACAACTGCAAGCACAGGAAGATTTACGACTGTAACTTCCACAGTAGCCACAGGAACTGCACCTTTTACTGTTGCATCAACTACACCAGTAACTAACTTGTCGATTGGTGGTAATGCAGGAACTGTTACCAATGGTGTTTACACAACTGATACAGGAACTGTCACCAACACAATGTTGGCTGGTTCTATTGCCAATGCAAAGTTAACCAACTCAAGCATTACCTTTGGTTCTACTGCACAAGCCCTTGGTTCTACTGTAAGTGGATTAAGTGGTGTAACGATAGACAATGGTGCGGTAGGAGGAACAACTCCTGCGGCAGTAACTGCTACAACCCTAATCGGTGGTGGTGGTTCTGCTAATTATGGACAGATTACAGGCGGTGCAACAGGTAAGGCGGTTCAATTCCAAACGCTAGGAAGTGATGGCAATGTATCTTTAGCAATACAACCTAAGGGAACTGGTGCTATTGACCTAGCGGCTGGTTCTAGCGGTGTAAACATAAGTAATGGTGGTACTGTTACTGCTATTACTGGAACTGCATTAGGTTCATATACAACTGTTCCAACTATTACTATTTCTGCACCTACAACGGCTGGTGGCACTCAGGCTACTGGTACTGTTGCTATGCAAACCTTAGTTGCTACAATACAATCAGGTGGTTCTGGTTATGCTATTGGTGATACTATAACTTTTACAGGTGGAACATTTAGTACCCCTGCAACCTTAACTGTTGCAACTTTATCTGGTTCTGCAATTGCAACTTTTACTTCTAATAATGGTGGAACATATACAGTATTACCAACTAATCCAATATCAACAACTACGTCTGGTGCTGGTACTGGAGCAACATTTAATGTCACATCTTGGGGTGTTAGAACAACTGCATACACCATCACCAACGCTGGCTCTGGCTATGTAGAACAACCAACAGTAAGTTTCTCAGGTGGTGGTGGTTCTGGTGCTACTGCTTATGCTACTGTGGGGTCAACAACTACCATTAAATCTTTAGCAACCACTTTATCTTTTTACACACCTGCTGGGCAACAAGTTCAGATAAACGATGGCGGTGGTGATGGTGGAAACTATTGGCGTTTGCAGGGAGCGGCAAATACGGGTGGGGTTCAGTTATTGGCTACTGGTACTGGTTCTACCACACCTGCCTTATACAGTACAAAAAGCACCGCAGGGCATACTTTTTACACCAACACTTTTGCTCAAGCGCAATTTGTTGTATCCCACACAGCCTCTGCTGTTAACTATGTACAGGTGACGGGTGGTGCTAGTGGTTCTCCCGCTACTGTAACAATATCAGCACAAGGCTCAAGTACAGATGTTGATATGGCTTTAACGCCAAGAGGTGCTGGTGTAATTAAATTCGGTACATATACAGGAACTATTCTTACCCCGACAGGCTACATCACCATCAAAGACTCAGGTGGTACATCTCGCAGACTTTTAGTAGGATAAAACATGGCATTACTCAAATCAATCGACACAGAATATGGGATTCCCGCAATTTACTGGAATGTGGGGGCGGTACATGAAGACTTTAAAGGTCAAGGTACAGAAGTCACTTTCTACGGCTATGCCTCACAACAGGCTAGAGAGCAAGGCAAACAGCCTTTGTCTGCGGGTAAGGTGCAGATTAGCGGTGATGAGTATGTTGCGGGTGCTGATAGAGCGCAGTTATATGCAATCATTAAGCAAAAGCCTGAGTTTGATGGCGCAACAGATGCATGACACCTGAACTGCAACGCTATTACGAATCTCGCTTTGACTTGATGTCTAGGGAGGGGTGGAAAGACTTAATGGAGGATATTGACAACATGATAAATTCGTTGAACAATATTAGTACAATCCCTGATGAAAAAAGCCTACAATTCAAAAAAGGCGAACTTTCTATCCTAGTTTGGCTGAAAACCTTAAAACAGGTCAGCACACAAGCATACGAGGAATTGAATGAAAAGAATGTATGAATTTGTCTGCGTATGCGGACAGCGCATTGAAAAACTAACTGATTATGAGACGGGTAGTGTTCAATGTGGAGGTTGTAGCGGGGTAGCCCTCAAAACAATCTCTGCTCCTGCGATTAAGTTGGAGGGATGGTCAGGGAGTTTCCCTGGCGCGGCAAGTAAATTTGACCGCATCCATCGTGAAAAACTAGCCGCAGAGCAAAAAGCGAACTCATAAACAAGATGTTGTCGAGTTCATGTGTATCTCCTAGAACCCATTAGTGGCAGGAAAAGGAAACAGTATGTTAGTAGACCAAGAAGACGAGATGCCTAGCGAGTTAGAGGCTGAAGAAACGAAGATTGAAGACCATAATGCGATAGAAGATTCTAAGATTCCTGAAAAATATAGGAATAAATCATTAGATGACGTTATCAAGATGCACCAAGAGGTTGAAAAACTGGTTGGTCGTCAAGCACAAGAGGTTGGAGAGGTTCGCAAATTAGCCGATGAGTTGATTAAGCAAAATCTCGGACAGAAAGTCCAACACGCTGAAGTTGAGCCTGAAGTAGACTTTTTTGAGAATCCTCAGAGAGCAATTCAGAACACAGTTGATAGACATCCCGATGTTTTGGCGGCTAAACAAGCGGCTAATGACTTCAAAAGGATGCAGATTCAGCAAAGGTTAGCGCAAGAGCACCCTGATTTTCAGCAGATTTCTGCTGATCCAGAGTTCGTAAATTGGGTTAAATCCTCAAATGTACGAATGGGGCTGTATGCGAAGGCTGATGGTGAGTTTGACTACGATAGTGCCAATGAGTTGTTATCTACCTTCAAAGAGTTGCGTGGCGTAAGGACGAAAAAAGTGGCTAGTGACGGAGAGTCAAGTCGCACAAGTAATCTAAAAGCCGCCGCAGTCGATGTGGGTGGATCAGGAGAATCAGGAAGGCGTACTTATAGGAGGGCTGACCTAATTCGGCTAAAAATGAACGATCCTGACAGGTATGACGCACTTTCTAACGAAATCATGCAAGCATATCAAGAAGGAAGAGTAAAGTAACTAATTGATTCTTAAGGAGAATTAACATGGCAACAGCATTTTCCCCAGCAAATGACGTAACCCGCACCACAGCGGCTACGTTTATCCCACAAATTTGGTCTGATGAGATCATTGCGGCATACAAAAAGAACTTGGTTTTAGCAAACTTAGTTATGAAGATGAGCTTCAAGGGCAAGAAAGGTGACACAGTTCACATTCCAGCACCTGTTCGTGGTTCTGCTTCTGCTAAAGGTGCTACCAACGCTGTAACCCTAATCGTTAACACCGAGTCAGAAGTTCAAGTATCTATCACCAAGCACTATGAGTACAGCCGCTTGATTGAAGATATCGTTGAAGCACAAGCATTGAACAGCCTCCGTAGTTTCTACACTAATGACGCTGGTTACGCTTTGGCTAAACAAGTTGATACAGACTTGATCCAGTTGGGTCGTTCATTCAATGGCGCAACCATTGGTACTGATGACTACTCTGTGTCTTCATCTTCTACTAAAGCCTACATCGGTGGTGATGGTACTACTGCTTATAATAGTTCATCTTCAAATGCTTCTGCTTTGACTGATGCCGCTATTCGCCGCACTATCCAACGCCTTGATGACAATGACACTCCTATGGATGGTCGTTTCTTCATCATCCCACCCTCAAGCCGTAACACATTGATGGGCTTGGCTCGTTACACCGAACAGGCTTTTGTTGGTAATGGCGACACAATCCGTAATGGCGAAATCGGTAACTTGTACGGCATCCCCGTGTTTGTTACTTCTAACGCTGATGTGGGTTATGGCAATACCCAAACTGACCGCATCGCTTTGATGGGTCACAAAGAAGCAATGGTTCTGGTTGAACAACAAGCAGTTCGCTCACAGACTCAGTACAAACAAGAGTACCTCGGTACATTGTTTACTTCTGACACT